TGGCACGGGTCCGATCTGATTCTGGCGGCGCAGCTCGCCCGCGACTTTGCCGACCTGCAAAAACTGGCAGATGAAATCGACCACACCGGCTTCATGATTGATGACCGGCCCAACCCGCTGCTGATGGTGCATGACCGTGTTCACAAACGCGTGCTGGCCACCGCTCGCCAGTTGATGATCAACACGGTTTCCACCGTGGGCGAACAGAAAACGATTATCAAAGCGCGGGACAATCTGCCGACCCCGCCGCCGTCTGAACTTGATAGCCTGTTAGCGGGGTTTAATTTGCAGTGACCCGCGCCGATCGGGTAATGGCATTCATTGAACGATATTGCGTGACGCCGGAGGGCAGTGACGTAGGGCAACCCTTACGCCTGGCTGAATTTCAGAAGCGCTTTATCCGGGATGTGTATGACAATCCCCACGGCACCCGCCGCGCTATCCTGTCGATTGCCCGTAAGAATGGCAAATCCGGCCTGATTGCCGCGCTCATTCTGGCGCACCTTGCCGGACCGGAGGCTGTGCCGAACAGTCAGATCGTGTCAGGGGCCATGAGTCGGGAACAAGCGGCGCTCGTGTTTGCGCTTGCCTGCAAGATGATTAACCAGAGTGAGACGCTACAGGCCATTATCCGCATCGTGCCCAGTTCGAAAAAACTGATCGGTTTGCGGGTTAACGCGACATTTCAGGCGCTGGCCGCTGACGGAAAGACCGCACAAGGGTTATCGCCGGTGCTGGCTGTGCTGGATGAAATCGGACAGGTGAGGGGGCCGCAGAGTGATTTTATTGATGCGATCACCACCTCACAGGGAGCCTACGACGCGCCGTTACTGTTTGCGATAAGCACACAGGCCGCCAACGATGCAGACCTGCTATCAACCTGGATTGATGACGCGCTGACCGGGCTTGACCCGACGATTATTTGCCATGTTTACAGTGCGCCGGCTGACTGTGATTTGCTGGATGAGGACGCCTGGAAAGCCGCCAACCCTGCCTTAGGACAATTCCGAAGCCTTGCGGATCTGCGTTCCCAGCTTGAACAGGCGCAGCGGATGCCGTCGATGGCCAACAGTGCGCGAAACCTGTTGCTTAATCAGCGCGTATCAACCGACAGCCCGTTTATCAGTGCTGAGGTATGGAAAGCGTGCGGCATGGCCACAGAAACGCTCACAGGGCCGATTTACGCCGGGTTAGACCTCTCCTCACACAAAGACCTGACCGCCCTTGTGCTGATTGGCCGCATCGGGGAAATCTGGCACGTAGAACCGCATTTCTGGACACCGGCCAAAGGGATTCATGACCGTTCACAGAAAGACCGCGCCCCTTATGATGTGTGGGCGCAACAGGGCTATTTACACACCACACCCGGCGCAACGGTTGATTATGAGTTTGTGGCCACCGATATCGCGGAGATTCTGTCCGATCATGACGTGCAGGCCATCGCCTTTGACCGCTGGCGCATCGAGGTATTAAAAAAAGAGTTTGAGCGCATCGGCGTATCTCTGCCGCTGGTTGAACATGGACAGGGTTTTAAAGACATGGCCCCGGCACTGGATGCACTGGAGGCGGAACTCTTAAACGAGCGCGTCGCCCACGGCAATCACCCGGTGTTATCGATGTGTGCCGCTAACGCGATTGTCACCAAAGACCCCAGCGGCAACCGCAAGTTAGACAAATCAAAGCGCACCGGGCGTATTGACGGGATTCAGGCGTTAGCAATGGCATTTGGCGCAACGGCGAAGGCTGAACAGCCCGCCATGCAATTTACAGAGGTTATTTTCGCATGAGTACAATCACCCTTGACCAGGCGCGTTTATATATGCGTCTTGACGAAAGCCAACATCTTGATGACGAACAAGTCCAGGTAATGATCGACGCAACGGAGGCGTTTATCGCTAAACAGTTAGGCGCGGACATGCCAGACACCTTCGAGCCGCCGCTGGTCGCCGCTGGTCTGCTTATGATTGGTGATATGTATCGATTCCGCGAATTGCAAAGCAGCCAGCCCGTTTATCAGAATAAGACCTTCAGCCGCCTGTTACATGTTTACCGGTCAATGAATGTCGAGGTTAGCCAGTAAGGTTTAGCTTCTGCTATGATGCATAGTGAACGATTTAATTTGTTCACCAACGTTTATAGCGTTTCCTGTCTTATGAAGTTCCCTTCTGTTTCCTCTGCTAACGGTTCAGGCATCGAATAGCATTAACAAACAGATTCCCGCGTTTGGGACCGGTCAGCCTTAAGCGCAAGGCTGGCCAACCTCTTTCTGCGTTACTTTACTTTTCCTCCCGGCGTTTTATCATTTGTGTTCACCATGAACACAAGTGAACACCTATGAACACAAAAAAACACACCGTTGTATTTTCACTGCGTGTGCCTGCTGATCTGCTGTCGGTGATTGATGACCACGCAGAACGGCAAGACCGCAGCCGCAATCAGTATCTGGTCCGGCTGATTCAGGATGCATTGTTGCCTGACACACCCGTTAAGGCGGTTATGCGTAACATCAACATGACCCCTCCCCCGCCGCCAGGGGTACTTGATATGCTGGCTAAGCAGTTTGGGGACTATGACGCAGAAGCGCTGATTGATAATGCGTTTCAGGGGAAACCGATCACTGAAAGTGAACACAAACGATTACAAGAGAACACAAGTGAACCTGATGTAATACAAACGAACACAAGTGAACCGGATGTAACACAAGAGAACACACAGGAGGGAAGAGTGGGGTATGACCTTTACCCGATGATGAACTTTATCCGCAAGTTTAATCAGCAACGGGAAGATAACGGGGTTAAGCGAAACAATCATGACCTGGCTGAAGCCATGAATAACGCGGGGTTTCGGACAACACGAAACAAACCCATTGATCACAAGTTTGTGTCTAAATTCATTCACGAGAACCTACCGGATCAGGCGGTCCTTAAGTAAAAAAAAGGCAAGGACTGAAAACCTTGCCTGATAGAAAACACACCGTCGCATAACAATATTGAAGCCGTGAAAGTATTCCCAAGCCTCAATCCGGCGTCAATCTTTCTGACTGAACAGCCCGAATTGACGCTGGCCACCGCGATGGCCATAATCGCCGTGAAATCATTTTTCATTCCTCGCATACAGTCTAATGCGTGATTTCCGGCCCCGGAGCGGCCCCCTTTAACCACTGCCGGGGCAACCTGTTTTTAATCTGGGTAAAAGTCTGGACTTTCAACCTGTTCCCAGCTCCACGGGCAAACATCCGGGAATTTAACTTTATTGCCGGTATCGTCTCGCGCAATTTTTAACGCTCGCTTATAGGCTTTACCGAAGAGATCAGGCCGGTAATGTTTTAGGCTGGGGTTATCTTCGATCAGGAATTCAATCTCCCGGCGCTGGGTTCGAATGGTGTTGCCCCAGCTCGGTCCGTGATTCATTTCAGGCTGAAATTGCCATTTCAGGAGGTGAGCGATCAGCACCGCGTATCTGTTGGTTAACGCGCTACGCTTATCACTCCCCATTCCTTCTACCTCTTCCAGCAAATGCAATATATCCAGTTGTTCAAGTGTTCCGGCGCGTAAGTGATCGGCCTGGTCAATAGCCCACTGATGAAAATCAGTTTCGTAAGTTGTATTCATATTTGTTCTCCTCTCTGAACGACGCACAAGGCAGTGGCCACCGGGCAAGGTGGCTATGCTATCCGTTCTGATTGGGTTTTCTGACCTCTACCGCCCTCAATAACACGCAAAGTCTTTTCTGATTCTTGTTTATCAAGTGCGGCAATCTCTGAGTAATGCGCGCTTATATTCCCGCGCCAGAAATGACGAGGCGATAATTGATAGACCTTAGTCCTGTTTGGGCTAGGATGCTCAACGAGAAAACCTCCTTTCAGCAAACCCTTAACGCTTCTACTCACGTTGGCTGAGTCAATATCAAGGATTTCAGCAATCTCTTTTTGTGAAATTGTTATCATGTTGTTGTATTGAATCGCAGATAACATTACGAGAAGCACTCGCATTTCTGTTGGTTTGAGATCCTTAGCAACTTTTAAATAGCTTGGATTATTCACTGTTGAATGCTCCTTAAAGGGTGATTTTTGTGTAGGCTTATCTTTGATTATGGGACCGGGTATCTCTCGCCCTGTATCATTGTCCCGTGTAAAGTTCTCGTATCTTGTCATCCTTACCCTATAGACGTTGCGTTATCCCGGATCACCAGGTGAGCTAAACTTGGTGATCCTTCCTTCCTGCCATGTAAAACCGTCTGTAACTCTCATCAAGTTAGTTGTTAAAGTTTACATCACACTTGTTAGTAGTGACAAGTATAGTTGGCTATCATAACTGATAATCGAGTTGTACTTATTACCTGTTGACATGTACTTATTACCATGTCCGACCAGTTGTAACTATATGATTTAAATATATTTTCTTAGGTTCTCTTATATCTTTAAAAGAAGGTGCATCTCGCACAAGGCTAAAAAAAATTAGTTTTGGCAGTTAGTTTTAGAGCTAACCAAATCTGACTTCATAGCGTCCCTGCTATCTGTCCGATCTGATGCCTTTCCGCTTCCTCGGTCACTGACTCGCTAACGCTCGGTCGTTCCCTGTGGCGAGCGGACCAGAATCAGACAAAATGATCTCCCCACGTCTGGGAAACTGGCTTGCCGGTTTCACAAGGGCGATTAGCCCGTGACAAAAAGTCTTTTGATTTTCCGTATTGTTCTGATCCTTATTCCAGTGTGGCAAAATTCAAAGGCGGCTTTGCAGTGGAAAACCGGTAACGGATTAACATGCGTGATCAGTGCGCTGGGAGTGCTCGCCGCAGTCAAAATTTTAATTTTGGCGAGGAAGCGCAAGTGAACCGATCTGACAGATAGCACTGACGCGCCGATCTCAGCCTGAAAGGTGATAACCCATGACAACCCTGATCGACTTAACCCCAACGCCTGTACAGGTCACCAATGGCCAGCAGGGTGCGCACATCACCGTGGACAGTGGCCGCATGGAGTATGCCGATGCAGCCGATAGCGCGGCCTGGCACAAACTGGCGGGATCGGTGCTTGAGGTTCGGCCACCGGTTGTCGTTTTCATTCGGTCAGGTTTGCAGACCGGAGCGGAGGTGGTTGTCACGTCGTGGACGGAATCAGCGGCAGAGGCTAAAAAAAAAGACAGCGCCTGATTTTAGTGAACGGGCGTAATTATTCTGATCAAACCCTGATCAACAATATTTCATAAGATTAATCTGAACAGGCTAGGAGTAAGCAACTGTTTCAAATCAGGATAATTCGCACATAAGGTTAATTTCTGAATTTTGCGAGTGTATACAAAATATATACATTCGCACGAATTGAGAGGTTTAACCCTGAAAATGCAGTATGTGAGACCCAGCACACCGGAAGAGCGTGAGATACGCGAAAGGGTATTAGCCAATGCCGTTAAAAACAGCCTCAGCGGCATTCTGAGCGCACGAGAGCGCACGAAGGCCTATGGTATGGTTCATGCCGAGATATTGCGTTACAGAGCCGCACAGGAAGGAAAACGATACGATCAGGAATTAGAGAGCCAGTTACAAGCCCACCACGACCGACAAGGCCGATCCTTACGACAGCGAAACTTTGAAGAGGCCGCAGCCCGTCCTTACACCTGGCAGGCATCGAGACCGGCAAGGGGATAACGTGGACGATTTATTATTAGCGTTAGCGATATCCATTATTTTAAATGTCGCGTTATTTTTTTTGTCGTTCAGGAACTGGAGGCCACGCCATTAATGCATTTTATTATTGAGGGTTTATTTTTTTTCTTCACCTCGTTTATGTAATTTACGGGATTTCGTTTATTGCCTTAATCGTGGTGGTTATTCGCTGGCAGTTTTTCGGGTATCAATTAATTCATGATGACGCAATTAGCCGACCTGCTGTTATTTATCACCCTTGTCTGGTTCGAAATGTGAATGATATAACTCAGCCATCTATTGCCGTTGGCACCTATGGAAAATACAACCGTTGCCGGAATCGCTGGGCATGGCTTAACCCGCTGGATTACGACTCCCGATCCGATTTCTACACCGCCTGCTATGAATTACACGATGACGAGGAAGACCCGGAGCTGATGTTTCAGGAATGGGAAGGCTTCCCGAACGGCAACGCCGTGATTAACGAGTCTGGCTGGCTGGACTGGGAATTTATCGACTCCCTCAGAAAAGCGATTGAGAACCACAACGCCGCCGCCTATATCGCCTTTGTCGAATGGTCCTTTGATACCGACTACAGCAAATTTGAGGACGCCTATTATTCAGAGGCGGAAAGTGAAGAGGCTTTTACCGAAGCCTATCTTGTTGATAACGGCGCATTGTCTGACGTGCCTGAATGGGTAATACCGGCTATTGATTTTGGCTATTTAGCCCGTGACTTATTCAGTTCAGACTTTACCTTGCAAGATGGGTTTGTTTTCCGAAATTGTTAAAATACGCCGTTCAGTGTGAATCAGGCCGCTAATCAGTGGCCATTCACTTTTTTGCATAGGTTGTGAATAACAACTTAACGAAATGCCCGCTTTTACCCCTTATTCCCCTGCTTAAACGCTCAGATTTAACGTACACGCGCCTGATTTAGCCTGAACCCGGATCGGGCGGTGCGCGTTAGACGTTATATGTTAAATAGCCCCTGTTTCATGAAATTCACCGATCAATTATTGATCTATCTGTAAACAATTAACTTTGATTTTGGTTTACAAGTGGATCAAATTTAACCACAGGGTTATCATTCCGCGACTCTTTACCCTTACTAGGTCGCTGAAATGACAAAAATTAATGCGCTGCGAGAAGAACGCGCCACGAAACACGAACAGATGCGATCCATTCTGGACAACGCAGCCGGGGCCAATCGTGATCTGACTGATGACGAGTCGAAGCAGTTCGACAGCCTCAAGGCTGACGTAGAACGGCGTGATAAAGACATTGCGCGCTATGAGCAGGTAGCCGCGATGGAAATCCGCACCGCGATCCCGCTGACCGATACCCCGCGAAACCTGGAAAATCGCGTTAACGTGCTGAACGTCCTACGCGCACAGACACAAGGCACAGCGTTAACCGGCGCGGAGCTGGAGTATTCGCAGGAAACGGAACGGCGCACCGGCCGCAAGGCACAAGGCGCTTACATTCCGTTTAGCGTGTTTGAGCGTCGCGACAACAACACCACCAACGCCGCTGGCCTGGTGCCAACCGATCACCGTGCAGATCAGTACATCGATGCGCTACGCGAAAACCTGATGGCCCGCCGTCTGGGAGTGCGTGTGCTGTCTGGCCTGTCGGGGAATGTTGACGTGCCGAAATACGGCAGCGGGACGGAGCTGGGCTGGGTCGCCGAAGGGGGCGCGGTGCCTGAATCAGAAATGGCCTTTGAATCGGTGACGCTGACGCCTAAGCATGTTGGCGGCAAAACCGAAATGAGCCGACAGCTGATCATGCAATCCTCGCCGGACATTGAACAGCTTGTGCGTGATGACCTGGCTTACATGATTGCTAAGCAACTGGACTACGCGATCATTTCCGGCACTGGCGAGAACAACGAGCCGCTAGGGATTATCAGTAATCCGGGCATTCAGAGCTATTCGCTACCTGTGCCGCCGCAGTTCACGCCGGTCACGCGCATGGCGCAGCGGCTGGAAGACCTGGAACTGTTCAATGGCCAATGGCTGACGGACGGCAACGGCAAGACCGCGTTTTCAACCACGCTAAAAAATGACGTGGGCAGCCTGACCAGTAGTAATTACCTGCTGGAAAATAACGTGATGGCCGGGTATCCGCTGAACGTCTCGCGCCGCCTGGTGAATCAGGTGCTGTTTGGTGATTTCTCACAGGTGCTGTTAGGTATCTGGTCGGAGATTGACATCCTCGTGAACCCTTACGCGGAACCGGCTTACAGTCGCGGCGGCGTTCAGGTCCGTGCGATGGCCACCTGTGACGTTGCCTTGCGTTACCCGGAGGCGTTTGTCCTGTCGCCGTTTGATATGACCGGGCTGTTTGACGATTCCAACGACGAGCCAGGCAGCTAATGGAAACCCGCGCCTTTCAGGTTTCCAGCAATGGTCGCACGCTGACCGGTTACGCGGCCACGTTCAATACGCCAACCCGGATTGCTGACTTTGACGAGGTGATCCGGCCTGGTGCTTTTGCTGACTCGCTGAATTCTGACGCCTCAGGCGCAATTACAGCGCTGTACGAGCACAACCCGCAGAATCTGTTAGGGCGTGTCGGTTCCGGCTCGCTAAGGCTGTCTGAGGACGCCACTGGGCTGGCCTTCGAGCTGGACCTCCCCGAAACACAGTTAGGTGATGATGTGCTGACGCTGGTTAAACGTGGCGATCTGGCGGGTATGTCGTTTGGATTCCTGCCAACGGCTGAAGAGTGGCAAGGCACGACGCGTTTTTTAAACGGCGTCCAGTTGGCAGAAATCACCCTGACCGCTAACCCGGCGTATGCATCAACGTCTGTTGGCGTCCGCAGCCGCAAACCGCGCTTAGCGGTCCGATCACGTTACTGGGAGATGCTGTCCCATGCCTAAGAAACGTCGCTTTCAGAAACGCGCTAAGGCGCTGACCGGCGCTGACAACACAACCCCGGCTTACGATCGCTACTGGGATAAAGTCTCCGCCTACGGCAACGCCATTGCCGGAGTCAACGTCAATCACCGCACCGCTGAGGGCGTAAGCGCGGTTTATGCCTGCGTCTCTGCCATTTCTGAAACCGTAGCCTCCCTGCCCTTCTGCATCTATCGCAACACCCAGCAAGGGCAGATTGCCACACAAACGCACCCGCTTTATGCGCTGCTTAATCGTGCGCCTAACCAGTGGCAAACCGCTATTGAGTTTCGCGAAATGCTACAACGTCACGTTTTATTGCGTGGTAACGGCTATGCGCGTCTTGAGTGGGACCAGAACGGACGGATTATCGGCCTTGTGCCGATGCATCCTGACCGCGTGACGATTTTTTGTAATGCTATCAACGACAGGCTGATCTACGAGTACACCGATCACCGTGGGCGCTTCTGGCGACTCAATCAGGATGACGTGTTGCATCTGCGTTATCACCCTGATGGGGATTATTTCGAGTATCGCGGACGTTCGCCGATTCGTGTTGCGCGTGAGGCTGTCGGGCTGGCCATTGCAGAGCAGGCACACGGCGTGGCCATGTTTGGTAACGGAGCGAAATTATCCGGGGTGATCCAGACACAGTCAACCACGACGCCAGAACAGGCGCGGAACATCGCGCAGAGTTTCGCGGACGGTAACGCCTCTGTACACAATCATGGCCGCACACCGGTATTACCCGGCGGCGCGGAATTTAAAGCGGTGTCGATGACGCTTGAAGACGCGGATTTTATCGAGTCGCGCAAATTCTCGGTTATCGAGATTTGCCGGTTGTTCCGTGTGCCACCTGTGATTATTCAGAGCATGGAGCAGGCTAACTATTCCAACTCGGTTGAGCTGTCGCGCCAGTTCACCTCGTTAACGCTTGCCCGTCATTTGTGCTGCTGGGAGCAGGCTGTTGATCGCCTCATCCTGAACAATCCCTATTACAGCAAGCATGACTTAGATGGCCTGTTACGGGGCGATGCTGCTAACCGTGCCAGCTATTACCAGCGCGGCATTGAGGACCGCTGGCTGTTACGGTCTGAGGTTCGCCAGATGGAAAACCTGCCGGTTGTACCAGGCATCGATGACGTGAACACAACTGGTATCACATCGAACACAACTGGTATCAATCCGAACACAAATGACACCACAACGAACACAAATGGTATCACTCAGGGTGCAGCCAATGAAGAAGCGGCGCAAGTTAGCGCTTAACGGCGCAGCCTGGCGCGTGTTGCGTGAGGAGGTGCTGATGCGTGATCCGGTCTGCAAGCTGTGCCTGAAACGGGGCATCTTTACGCCGTCAACGCAGGTTGACCACATCGAAAACAACTTAGGCGATTACACCGACGTTAACGAAATGGACAACCTGCAAGGGCTTTGCGACTCGTGCCACAGCCTGAAGACGGCGCAGGACTTAGGAAAGCATGTGGTGATGGGCTGTGACCTGAATGGCCAGCCTGTTGACCCCCGGCACCCGTGGAACCGTTGAAAAGATCACCAGAAAGAAACACGCCACGAAC